TTGCGGTACGCCATCAATGACGATGGCACCGCAGCCACCTTGCAAGAATTCTTCAGCATGTATGACGAGTACGTGCAAACGCCAGAACAACTGGTAGCCCTGACCATCGAAGATATGACCACGGCCCTCGTGCCAGACGGGCCGCCGTGTTTGCAAATTTTGTGCAAAGAAAAAATTGGGGAAGGGGCTCGTAACAACGGGCTCTTTAACATTGGCGTCTATCTGCGTAAGGCGTATCCCGACTCATGGGAGTCAGAGATCCTGTCGTACAACATGCTGTACCTTGACCCGCCGCTCGGGATCAACGAAGTCAACGTCGTTGCCAAGCAGCTTCTCAAAAAAGATTACACCTATAAATGCAAAGATGCGCCGATCAATGCGTACTGTAATTCAGAGCTATGCCGAACGCGGAAGTTTGGAATCGACGCTGCCGTCATTGGGATCGCCATCGCCAACCTTCGAAAGTACAACTCGCAGCCGCCGGTCTGGTTCCTCGATGTCAACGGCCAGCCACTGGAACTCGATACGGAGGCACTGCTCATTCAAGCCACCTTCCAACGCAGTTGCGTCGAGCAACTTAATTTCATGCCGAGGACGTTGACTAAACCGGCCTGGGAAACACGCATTAACTCGCTGCTCACTGACATGCAGGAAACCGAAGGCTCCGTGGTCGAGGTGAGTGAAGACGCCAGCATTAATGGCCGCTTCTATGACTATCTCGAAGAATTCTGCACCGGGATGCAACAGGCCGAAGAGCGCGACCAGATCATCTTCCGGCGACCGTACACGGATGACGATGCGGGCAAGACTTTCTTTCGCTTGAAAGACCTGGAGCTTTTTCTCACCAAGGCCAATTTTCGCAGCTACCGCTCACACCAGATCGCCCAGCGGCTGCGTGACATGAACGGTGAAGCGGTGCAGCTAAAAATCAAGGGCCGCTCTGTTCGCGTCTGGTCTATCCCGGCCCACGCACCGGTCGAAACCAACGTCGATACGCCTAACTTTGGCAAAGACAGTGACGTACCGTTTTAATGTTTAGAATCTTTGGGCCACCTGGGACCGGCAAGACCACGACGCTTCTCGATCTGGTTGATGCTGCCCTGGCGTCCGGTGTCTCTCCCCACCAAATTGCCTTTCTCGCCTTCACCCGTAAGGCTGCTCGTGAGGCCAAGGAGCGTGCGGCACAGCGGTTTAACCTCAACCCAGAGGATGACCTACCGTTTTTCAGAACGCTGCACAGCTTGGCGTTCCGGCTCATTGGGATGCGGTCAGAACAACTGATGACCCCGGAGCACTACCGTGAGCTTTCCAATCGCATAGGCATTGCCTTGATCTCTGGGGTAGGCGACGTGGACCCAGATGATGAATTCTCCGGCGTATTAAAACGGGAGAGCCCCATCCTCCGACTGATTTCGCTTGCGCGCTTGAAGATGGTTCCCCTGCAAACCGAATACAACCGCAGTCATATCGAGAATAATTGGACCGAAGTGGAGTACGTGTCCCGTTCCCTCACCGAATACAAAGAAGCCAACAGCCTTTTCGATTACACCGATATGCTCGAACTTTTTGTCGAGAGCGGTCATCAAATGTGCCCTAAGTTCGAACTTTGCCTACTGGATGAGGCCCAGGATTTATCCCCACTGCAATGGAAGATTGCTCACTTATTAGATAACAAGTCGAGCAAAATGTACTGCGCCGGAGACGACGATCAGGCCATTTACGAATGGGCCGGGGCTGACGTCCAGCAATTCATTCACCTTCCGGGCGGTGCCGAAATCCTCGAACAAAGCTACCGGGTGCCAGCGGAAATTCACGGCCTAGCAACTAACATATCGAGCCGAATCAAGGGGCGTTACCCCAAGAATTACTTTCCTAAAAAGGAACCTGGGAGGATTCAGCGCGTGTTTGGCCCGGATGAATTGGACATGAGCAGCGGCGAGTGGCTCATTCTCAGTCAAGCGAATTACCAGCTCCAGCCCGTGATCCAGGATTTACGTCATCGCGGCATTTATTTCGAGGATCGTGGCCGTCCTTCGGTACGCCCCAAGGTCAGTGCAGCGTTGCACGCATGGCAGCAGCTACGACGCGGCGAAGCCATTGATCTGCCTTCGGCCAAGACGGTGTATGCCTTTATGCGTGGGAATGGCTCGCGGATTGCGCGTGGAGCCAAGACGATTCGCGCCGAGGAAAACGATATTTTCAACCTGGAAAAATTGCAACGGCACCACGGACTGCTGGCAACTTCGGATATGGCGTGGGAGGAAGCTCTCAACCGATTGCCAGACGTGGACCGCATTTATTTGAACCTTCTAGTTAAGCGCGGCGAGAACCTTCAGGAGATGCCGCGCATCCGTTTGTCCACCATTCACGGGGCCAAAGGCGGCGAATCCGAAAATGTGGTTGTTTTCAGTGACTTGACGACGGCGGCCGAACACTCTATGTACGTAGAACCCGATGTTATGCACCGGGTGTTTTATGTCGCGGTGACGCGCAGCAAGAGGAACTTATTTATCGTCGAACCAGAGGACTACGGGAAAAGCTATAACCTATGACACGATCCGAATTTTTGCAGCAGACCTTGGACGCGCTCGATGGACCCCGGTCCGACACCTACGGCGATCCGCTCACCAACCACACCCGCATTGCGGAGCTGTGGAGCACGATCCTTTCCACCCCGATCTCGGTCTCTCAGGTCTACGCCTGCATGGTGGCCGTGAAGTTGTCGCGGCTCGTGCAAAGCCCCCAGCACCTCGATAGCTGGATGGATATTGCCGGGTACGTGGCCCTGGCGGCGGAAGCTTGCGATGAAGAGTGAAACGCGCCTTCAATTTCCTATGTTTGCCCCGGACGCCGAGTGGACGGCCCCGAAGGAACTTCCCGATCTCACGCAAGCCAAGACGATTGCCGTGGATCTGGAGACGCGCGACCCCGACTTAAAAACCAGCGGCCCCGGCTGGCCTACGGGAAATGGCGAAGTGGTGGGTATTGCGGTCGCCACGGACAGCGGCTCCTGGTACATCCCCATTAACCATTTCGGTGGTGGCAACCTCGACAAACGCATCGTCACCGCCTGGTTAAAAAAACAAATGGCAACCGACGCCGATAAAGTCATGCACAACGCTCAGTACGATTGCGGGTGGATGAGACAGATGGGAATTAAGATCCACGGCCGCATTATCGACACGATGATTACCGCGAGCCTGCTCGACGAAAACCGCTTCTCTTATTCTTTGAACGCCCTGGCGTTCGATTACCTCGGCAAAGCCAAGTCGGAGAAGATGCTGACCCAGGCGGCGCAGGATTTCGGTGTCGATCCGAAGAGCGAGCTGTGGAAGCTGCCCGCCCCTTACGTCGGCCAGTACGCCGAGGTGGATGCAGAACTGGCGCTCGAACTCTGGAACGGCTTTAAGGTGCAACTGTCGCGTGAAGACCTGTGGAGCGTGTGGGAACTGGAAACCGCGCTGCTACCGTGCCTGATCGACATGACCTGGCGTGGCATTCGCGTGGACATGGACCGCGCCGAGCGGACCAAGCAAGTCCTCTTAAAGCGCGAGAAGGCCGTGGTTGCCGAATTAAAGCGCGAAGCTGGGTTTGATATCGAAATCTGGGCGGCTGCGTCGTTGACCAAAGCGTTCGATAAGCTCGGACTGAACTACCCCAAGACCGACAAAGGCGCTCCCAGTTTCACCAAGCTCTTCCTTGCTGAACATCAGCACCCATTCCCCCGCCTGGTCGTCGAAGCGCGCGAACTGAATAAAGTGCAGGGGACTTTCATTCAGTCGATCTTAAAGCACGTTGGCCGCGACGGCCGTGTGCATGGGCACATTAACCAGCTCCGCTCGGACGACGGCGGTACCGTCTCGGGCCGCATCTCCATGTCGAATCCCAATCTGCAACAGATCCCGGCCCGCGATCCAGAACTCGGTCCGATGATCCGGAGTTTGTTTCTCCCGGAAGAAGGTGAGCAGTGGGCGAGTATCGATTTCAGTCAGCAGGAACCACGGATCTTGGTGCATTTCGCCGCCGTCTTCTCCGAATGGAAGGACGGTCCGACGCTGCGTGGGCTCGATGAGTTCGTCGAGGGCTATCAGAACGATCCCGACATGGACTTCCACACCCTGGTCGCGGAGATGGCCGACATTCCCCGCAAGCAAGCCAAGACGATTAACCTGGCGATGATGTATGGCATGGGGGTCCGCAAACTGTCCGAACAACTCGATATCAGCGTGGAGGAATCTAAAGAATTGACCCACCAATACCATGACCGGGTGCCGTTCGTTAAGCAGCTCATGGGCGGCGTCAGTCGGCGGCTCGAAGACTCCCGCTCGAATGGCTCGGTGCGATCCCTCAAGGGCCGCAAGTGCCGGTTCGACAAATGGGAACCGTCTGGCTTTGGTCAATTACAGAAGGCGATGCCAAGAGAAGAGGCACTGGCGACGTACGGCCAGACCACACAACTGCGCCGTGCCTTTACCTATAAAGCATTGAACCGATTAATCCAGGCATCGGCGGCCGATATGACCAAACAGGCTATGGTGGATGTGTACCACCAGGGCGTGACGCCGCTCCTGCAAATTCACGATGAACTGTGTTGCTCGGTGAAAGATGCAGAACAAGCACAACACGTCGCGCGGACCATGGAGCAGGCGATCACGATTCGCGTGCCCTCGAAGTGCGACATCGATCTTGGCCCCTCATGGGGCGAAGCAAAGGAGATCCTATGAAAGCTTTACACGTCCGCTACCAACTGCAAGCCGGACCCTACTGTTTTGTTCCCGATCCGTGGAATGATGGAATGTTCCACGCACCTGGTGGCATGAAACTTAGTGAGATGCAAATTAGACAACTGGCAACGCGTCAGAAATGGGAAATCGAGAAGGTACGCCAAGTCGCCGAGATCAACGACGACCTTGAAAATACCTAAGAAAATCGTATAATCTCGCGTATGGACACAACACGATGGAAGAGCAGT